TTCTGGCATTTCTAATCCTTCAGGACAAACATAATTGAATCGAATACACGGAAAATAACATAATAGATAAACGAGAGAATGAACTGCGCGACTGTTCTTTAAGTCGCCGACAAAAGTAATAATCAACGATGGAAATCTTCGATTGCTGTTAATATGGATACCTCTTTTTGTCAGTTCAGAATATATCGTATATATATCGAGCAATGCCTGTGTTGGGTGTTCTCCTGAACCATCTCCTGCATTAATAATGGATACAGAAGATACAAGTGTTGCTCTTTCGACGGATCCTTTCTCTGAATGTCGCATTACAATAATGTCTCCATAGTATCCCAATGTCTTAATCGTATCTTCTAGACTCTCGCCCTTCTGCGTACTAGAAGTTTGATCATTGACTGTTATTACTTGTCCACCTAATTTATACATTGCTGCCTGAAAAGAGCACGAAGTGCGAGTGGAAGGTTCACAGAAGTAATTAATAAGTATTTTGCCTTGTAAATTGTAAATAAGACGGTTATATTTCATTTCATTTGCCTTCTGTATCAGTCGCAGAACAAGATATTTTTCTAATTGTCTTACACTGAAAAGATGGAAATTATTCATTATTATGCTTGAATATTATATTTTTATATTAATATTCATTTCCTTCTTGTTCCACAATGACACTCTGGAACCCAATTATGACATCCTGGAACCCAACCATGACCTCCATGTGATTGATTCATATGCCTTTTTGCGCGATCATCGACTGTAGATAATGTTTCATTTTTCTCTGAAAACCAATGTTCTCCATCAGGACAAATACCACCGAAATGGCAATGATTACAATTACCACACCAACACATTTTTATACAACATTTGTCATCGTAATTTTCACTGTTACAAAATTGACAATTCATGAATATATATTATAATATACTATTTTCTCTCTTTCTTTTTAAGTTGGGATTATACTGAAAATAAAAAATGATATTAGGTTGAAACCAACAAGGCATTTATTTTCAAGGCATTTATTTTTCATTATATATATTTTTTGATTTAAATATATGCCTATATGTCATAATATGTCTCATCAATTAAATTTGCAAGAAAAAATAGCAATATTTCTCAAAATGAGAAATGATGTATTAAAAGTTCCTCTTAAAAAAATTATCAATAATATGATAAATAAGTGTAAATATATTAATGGTGAAAGTTTAGAAAGACATAATTTTGGAAATAGACCAATAAAATTAACAAATATTCCAAAAGATATTAATTCAGCTTCATTCGAAGAAGATTTATTAAATGCACTTGGTTCAGATGAAAATGAAAAATCAATAGTAGAATTATTATGGGGAGATATTCAACTTGGAAAAAGAGTTCATGCTTGTATAATAATGTGGATTTCAGTTTACATTTTAAAAAGACCTGTTTTATATATTTTTAGAAATTTATCAATAGACCAAAAACAATTACAAGATGACATAACTGGCACTGAAAAATATAATTTTAATGTTCAATTTATTAAAAGTTTTTTTGATACATTTAATGTAGAACTTCAAGAATGTTTTGAAGATTTGGGTTTATCGATTTATGAAGAGTATAAACTTCCGGAACTGAAAGACATTAATAGTAATGATATTATTAATAAATTAAGCAATAAAGATGCAATGAACTCAAACGATATATTCTGCTGTTTAATGAATAATGTTCAACTAGCAAAAATAAATATGAAGTTTAGTGAATATATTTATTACAATGATGAGCTTGTTAATATAACAACCTTAGTTGATGAAAGTGATTTAATGTCACCAACTTCATCAAATGACAGAAGCAATGATAATGATAAAAAAGATTCTACTGCTAGTGAAATATTACTTGCTAAAATATATAAAAAAGTAAAATATGCTTTACACATTACAGGCACAGCACATTCTTTATTATATAATATAACAACAAGATTAAGCGACCAGACTGATATACAAATTAAAATATCAAAAGTTCACAAAATGAAAAGATCAGATGATTATTATGGATTATTTAATAATTCTATAATTTTTAACACAACTCTTGTTGAATCATGGTGGGATTATCAAGATATAGAATATCACAAAAAAAAAACTTGTTATGACATTGTTCGAGATTATAATATTAATATTAAAAAAATTATAGAAAAAATACTTGAAAGACCAACGATAAAATATAATTCGTTGTTAATAAGTGAAGAAAAAATAAGAGCTAATCAATTTTGTTTAGTAGATAAAATTATTAAAGATTTTCCTGATTTGTTTATTGTAATATATCATGGAAATTGTTTAAGATTATATTTATCAAAAAAATATGAAATGGAAATTAAATCTTGGTCTAAATGGGACTCAAAACAATCATCGACAAGTCAAAGATTATGGCAAACTGGTGGAGTTTATGGTTCATCTGTAGATACCGAAAAATCTGAAGAACTACCAAACAATTATTGTTATTTCAATATAAACACCAAAATATTAAATATAAAATTTGTTTATAAATTATTAAGAATATTATTTGAAAAAAGCGAGGTACCTATTGTGTATAAAACAATTATAACAATAACAGGTAAATATGGAGAAAGGGGTTATTCTTTTACAAGTGATGATTATGATAATTATTCACTACATTTAACCGACCAGTATTTTGTGTCTCATTCATCATTAAATTGTACTGATATTTCACAACGATTAAGATTACAAGGAAAATATAATGATTTAGAACTTAAAAATGGTTCTATGAAACTTACTTTATGGACTACTCCTGAATTACAAGATATTATACAAAATTTTTATGTCAAATTTATAAAAAATATAGAAAAATATATAATGGATTGCGAGAGTTGGGAAGACATTAAAGATTTATTAGAAAGTATAATAGATAGTGGTGAGTTTCAATTTAAAAAATATATAAAAAAATTAGATACAAGATCAAATCGAGCAGGAAATCTAAAAATTAATAAACAGTTTGACCCCAAACTTAATGGATATAGATTCATTCTTGTTGATGATATGAATGAAACTGAAATAAGCAACTGGTGTAAAGAAACAAAAATATTACCTGATTATATTTGTATTAATGAAATTAAAGAAATAAACATTAGTGATTTTATTGATAAATATGGTGATTATGATAGCGGAGTTCCTTTGTGTATTGCTAAAAATATTATTATTAATTTTGATAGAAATAATTTAAATGAATTAGTGTTAAAAAAATTTCCATTTTTGGAAAAATATAAATTAGATAGAGTAGTTCAAATTAAAAAAGGTTCTCTTAATAGTGATAGATATAATGGTATACAAACCGCAATTGAAAATCGTTTACCTTACAATTATTATATTACAAAACGTAAACTAGACACATATAATATTTTAGTTTACGATAATTATGATAATATACATATTACTATTACAACAAATAAAAAATGTTTACCTAAACAAACAAATAATTGTATAAAAAAAACTCCATATATTATTGATGGTGATAAAGTAAAATATTCTGTTCTCAAAGAAGAGTATAAACGACTGAATACTCATGGATATTCAAATGAAGACAATGACGATTTTATAGAAGATGGAGGATTGCCAGGTAAATATTACTGGAAAACTCCAGATGGTTGGTTATATTTATTTGATAAAGATAAACCAGAAATTATTTCATTAAATATAGTAGCTCCTTTACCTATTACAAATATTATACAAACAAATACAAATAATTCGCCTGAACAATTAATTAATAGTGATATAGTATTATTTGCAAATTCCTGCTGTAAAAAAACAGATAAACCCAATTTAAGGTTTGGTATAAAAGACATATATAAAATATATGAAATGTGGTGTATAATAAATAGTAAAAAATGCTTGAAAATACAAAAAAAATTCAGAGAGGAGTTTGAAAAACTAAATTATAAAGAAGAACTAAGCAAAGGAGTTGATTTAAATAATCAACCAGGTAAAAGAGGTTATAATATTATGGTTTCATTATAATTTGACTTAAAATTAATTTACAAAGAATTAATACTATGAAGGATCATATTATTAATTCTTTTATTCTGCAAGACAAAAACTCGCTAATTGACATATATAATTATATAAAACTTCGATATAATAAATCAGTTGAAATAAATGATATAAAAACCAAATTAATAATTTTAATAAAAAATAACATTATTTTTGTTGATAATAAAAATAATGAATTAACAGAAGAAGGACATGTAATATTAAATGACCATAAGTATTATTATTCAAAAATAATTATTAGATTTTTTAAAAAATATAATAAAACACATAGAAAATATCAATTGAGAGAAATTAGAAAAGAACAACAACAACTAAGAAATTATTTAATTACAAATAAACAAAATATATGTATAATTTGTGATAAAAAATTACCATTATGTTTATTAGAAACAGCGCATCTAAAACCAAGATGTATATTAAATAATAATGAGAGAAATGATAAAAATGTTGTAGAATTTATGTGTAGATATTGTCATAATTTATATGATAATGGGTTTTTAGCTGTTTATAATGGCTTATTATATGTTTCGACATTTATAGATAACTATGATTTAGACTATAACAAAAATAAACAAATAACATTTTACAATTTACAGAACGAAAAGTATTTTATTTTTCATTATAAATATATTTATAAAGCGGGTGTTTAAAATAAAAAAATGTACAAAGAAGTATTATATTATGATTGAACTTAAAGAAGCGTAAACACAATCTTCTCAAGAAATCCCGGATTACATTCTGTAATAGTATCGCATATTTCTTGCTTTTCTGGTTCTAATACCTCTTTACGAAATGTAATTGTGTTAATTTTATTATGGTCAATTTGTTTAAATACTTTTTTAAGGTCACGAAAGAATGATTCTGAACCCGTGGTAATATACATCTCCATATTAATGTCAATATTCGTATTTCTATCAACCAATAATTTAATCATATTACACGTGTAATATAGAGATATATCGTGTTTTTCTCTTTCATGTTGACCTGTATAGAAACTTAAATTAATTTTCCGTATATTATGTAATGAACGCATTAACATATAAACATTATTAATTTGTCTTTGTTCAAGTATTTCAGATGCGCCATGTCTCTCACGTAAAATTGGAGTAATAATATGGCTATAATGTTCATTAAGTGCAACATCTATTTGACAATGTCCACCAACATGATTATCACAAGATTCATGTATACGTATTTCTTGATAATCCAAATCTACAAAACTTTTGCCAATAAAATCAACAATCGTACACAAACGACTTCTGTCCATTACGATCGCCATTTGTTCTTCCAATTTTGCTAACCGTGCTTTTGTTTCTGTCAATTCATTTTTCGTTTCTCTCAATTCTTCTTTTAAAGAAGTATTCTCTTGAAGATATGTAACAAGTGGATTCACAAATGGTGATATTTCTTCTTCTTCTGAAGAAGATAAATATTCATCGAAAGGATTGATGTATTGTTCTGACATTTCTTTTGTCTTTTCTTGGGTTTGTTTAAGTAATTGAAGTATATATTGTAAAATATAGTTCAATTTTTCTCTCTTTTATACCAATTCAATGAAAATAAAAAATGCGTATTTTAAAGAACAATAATAGTCGTAATCGTATTCTGTTTAAAATGATCATTCAACAATCGATAAATGTTGAACGAATAATATGTATTTTATCATGATATTTCTTTTTGATTGAATCCATGAATAGTTTTATTTGCGATGTTGTAAATTCAGTTTGTGTCATTTTTATCTGCGGATTTCTACCTTGATATGAAGAATATAATCGTATATCATCTTGAAAATATACAATAATTTTGGATACATGTCTGAGTTTTATGTTAGAACATATATGCGCTAACATAAAACTATTAATACCCATTCTAAAATGTAGTTCGCATTGGTTATTATTATGTATAAGTAATGTAAGAGCATTTATAAATTTACCACTTACTCTTAACTTTGATGATTGTTCAGAACATAACCCACGTTGCTCTAATGAAAATGGTGAAAATGAATAATCTGAAGAACTATAAATACGAATTATTTTTACACGATCGAATTGTCCAATAATATCTGTAAATTGTTCGTCTTTTAATATATAAGAACTACCCCCCACACCATTGCCAAATGGAATTGCATCTATATTAAACTTATGATAATATAAGACAGAATTATCCACATCGCGTGTTATTGATTCACCACCCAAATCGCCTATAGAGATTGCCGATGATTTTATATTATATGATATTGTATTACATCCGCAACATAAATATTTTGTATCTTCTATTGGTGTTGGTAATATTTGTTTTTCCAACTCATATAAACGAGAAATAGCATCGCCACTTATTTGCTCCAAATGAGACAATTTTTGCTGTGTTTCACGCAATTGTTTCTTGAGTTTATTATACGACTTTCGTTGAACGCCTTTGTTGATATACCGAATTCTTGGCATCACGACGCGAGTTTTATATTCATTCTTTGTTGGCAAAGAAATATCTGCTGTTTTCACAGAAGATAAATATTCGTCGAAAGGATTGATGTATTGTTCTGACATTTCTGTTGTCTTTTCTTGGTTTTGTTTAAGTAATTGAAGTATATATTGTAAAATATAATTCAATTTATTTTTCTCTCTTTCTAAGTCGGGATATACCAATTAAACGAAAAAGTAGAATTACCTGTATTATATCTCGAATACAATCCAAGTCGTGTAAAACATCCTCCATTACTACTACTGGATTTTGGGTAAAAATGAGAAGCACGACTAGTTGCTGCTCTCCTTATTGCTGTGCTAGTTCCTCCTACACCCGAACCAGGTGTATATTTATTAAATACATTTTGTGGTTGATTACAAATGCGTCCAATATGAGGATTCCATCTGGCACCAGTTGTATGACTCTTCTTATAAAGAAACCCATCTTTTCCATAATAGAAATTGCCGTATGTCATATAATATATTATTATAATAATATATTATTTCGCATTAATTACAGTTATCATAAATTATAATAGTATCATAACCTCTATGAACCAATCTATATCCAATCGAACCAAATAGAGTGATAATTTCATTAACACTTTCAACAGTATGATGTTCATTTGTTTCAAACTGTATTTTACAAGGATAGAACATATCAGGTAAACCTTTTATATAAGAAAATAACGATTTTAATATAATACAATCATGACCTTCTGTGTCGATCTTTAAATATTTTACTTTTTTCACATTATTTGTATAAAACAACTCACATGCGGTAATTACATTTACTTTTTCTATTTTACATAAATGTGAAACATTATGTTTTAAATGTAATGGATGATAAGTATTTATACAATTACATCCTTTGAACCAATATGGCAAATTATTAGATTCAATCACTTTTTCGTCAATATAATAAACATCTAAAACTGATTTAACATTTGATATGCCAACATTTATTTTCTTACAATTCATCTTATCTGGTAAGCAGTCAATATAATATTTTACCGCATCTACAGAAATTCCCTTTGTTGTGTCATCTGCCAATTCTATCAAAGTCTCAAAATTACTCGTTCCAATTTCAATAAAGTCATAATCGACTAATTTCATATTTTCGAATGATTTATTGATAAAAAAATTCAAAGGCATATTTCCATCTAATATTTCTTTTTCTGTTTTAGATTCAAGAGTTTTATATAAATTATTTACTAATATTAATGGTTGAAAATTTCGCATAATATTTTTATAATTATCAAATGGTTTATCAATATATTCACTTACACAACAATCCCAATTAACAGGAAATAAATTATCTAGTCCATTAAATATTTCATAATTATCATACAACTCTATATTAGAATCGGAAAAATATTGAAGAATCAAATTGCCTATCTCATTTAATTCTATTATTGAATTTTGTTTTAATTCTAAATATTCGACCATTCGTCGTTTCCATTCAATCATTAATGGAGTTAGCCTTTTACTGCCGAATATTCCATTAATGATACGATCATTATTTTCTCTAATAAAAAATCCATCCTTATTTTCAATCAATTCGAATAAAGGATCTAATGTATTTATTACTAAAGTTTCAGAGTCTAACCAGATACCTCCATAATCACATATAACATTTACTCTTACAAATTCTGATTGATGTATAGGAGACAAATTATGAAAATATGCTGGAATATATTGAATATAGTCGTTTATATTTTTATCAGTAATTAAATGAACGTGATAACCTTTTCCGTTAGTTGAATGTAAGTATATTAAATTGCGTAATATAGAGATGAGTGTATTTTCATTGCCAGTCCAATATAGATAGATATTTCTTGTATTCATTGATTATAATTAATATTTGCATTTATATTATAAATTAATTATTTTTTTACCATATTTTAAACTTAAAGAATATAATTATTATATTTCCAACGCAATAAAGTGTTGTAAACGCGTATAAATAATAATTTGATATTGAACAAATTATTATTGTTATGACATGTCAATTTTTTTCCAAAGAGGTTAAACTTATGATATCTTACGTGTAGGAATATCAGAAGAGACCAAGTAAATAGAGTTTTCAGTAATAACAATATACTCTGTTCCACTCTTGTAAAATTTGGCGACAGGAGAAGTATACTCATCTTCGCTCTTAACCAACAGTTTTTCACCGCCTTCACGAACTCCAATGAGCGCCTTCTTGTCGAGTGATGATGCCCAATAATCCAACATGATAGGTTTATCTTCTACAACAGCCAGTTTTGCGGCGTGTTTCAGTGTGGCATCGCTAGGTAATCTATAACTTGAAGTTCCAACTGCAGCTGTGATTGTTTGATTTTCTGTAGACATTATATCATTTAATTTTTATTGTCTTTAAATACTTATTAATACTTATTAATTATTACAACAAATACTTATTAATTATATTAATGTATAATATGTTAACCGATACACCGGCCAAAGAATTCAAATATATATTGACAAATGCAGATAATTATCTGTCTTCTTTAAATTGTGAACTAAGTGGCTTATTGAAACAGCAGTTAAATTTGACAAATGAATATACAAAATGTATGAATGAATTATATATTAACACAAATAATCAAAACCATTTCTACATTTATATCAAAGGATTAGAAACAATCTATCACATATTCAACAATTTAATATATCATACCAAAAATATCCATCTTACACATGATTATTGTCAAAAGGCGATCTATTTTTACATTGAATTTGTTAACCAAATTATGGATGATTCTAATGTATTTTTAAAGTTAAATATTTCAGATGCAGTTCTTTTTATTTACAAAAAAACCATCTTTGACATTAATAAATCTTTATGTAAAAATTTGGAGAAAAATCCAATTGAAACAGAAAAAAGAGTATATGATACGTTGATGATTCATGGAAATATCATCAAGATGGTTATTTCTTATATATATTATAATAAATCAAATGACGATGATGATGATGATGACAACGAAAATCAAATATCATCACGTCCATTTGAAAATATATTTACTATCATTGATTCAATCCTCGGTATATTAAAAAATATAGTTGTATATGATTTTTCTTATATAAATTATTGTAACCTATTCTGTTTAACAGAATTACTACAGGAATATTTCAATAATATTTATACTCGCGAAGAATATTTAGAATGTGTATCTAAATTCTGTAAAAATATTAAAAATTTGGAGATATCTCCAAAAATAATGAGAGAAAAAATATATATGAAAATGATATTCAAAATGAAACCAACACAATTTATTAAACTGTTTGAATAATATCTATTATCATGGTTTTCTTTCTAATCTTCTTTCGCTTGTCCTTGACAACTCGATTTGCATCTGTTATGATCATTTGATTAATTTGATGAAATTCTGCGATGAGTATTTTCTTTAGATATTCATAAATACAGTATAACACATGTTCATCACACATACCGACAATAAGTATACTTCCAGTTCTAAATATCATGAATGATACTTCGACCACATTTGGATATAGGTGTTTTTTGTCTTCTGGAATTTTACTTCCAGTCTGTATTTCCACATCAGGATTAAAGTAGAATTTTGACTGAATTCCTGGATAAGAACATGGATCGTATATGCTTTGAATATTATACTTATATTTGAACAACTCATGTAACACTTCTCTGTTGATGTAGAATCCACAATTAAAATTGGAATTAATTAATACAGTGTCGCTCTTTTGTTTATAACCCAATGGAAGCTCTTCCACAATAAAGGGTTGTAGCGTTTCCAATATATGAACTAATATGATTTCATATATTTTATCATTTTGAACGCCAGGTATCTCCAATTTGCCCGTATTGAAGATCTTAATATGAAACTCCTTGAACATATCGTCGACCTTAATACGCATGATCATTACAAAGCAGTTATAAAATGCACTCTTCTTCTTGATGCGATAACTCAGTATATCCTTCTTTGATATTCCAACACTAACTTTGCGTATATCCTTGAATTTGATTCGCCCGGTGGGATTATGAATGCTGGTAATGATTTGTTCATCATAGTAATTTTCATTTTTTAAATTTTCTTTTATAATTGCAAGCTCTTCTTCTCTCATTGAATTAAATTTCATCTGTTTTTTGATAATACCTTCTGTTGGTTGAGAATAAGGTATGATTTTTATACCCCAGAATATACTATGTAGATCTATCATTTGATTCAAATACGCAATCTTCGATTTCGTTGAAATATATATATCAGATGAAATAGGAATATCTTCATCGGCAATAATGACATCTGAGCCGAATTTTTGTATTGTTTTAGATATTGGTGGTGGCATCACAATTTCATCATCATCTGGATCTTCTTTTACAGAATCGTCATACCCAAAACAATTCGAATGTTTATGCGTTGACACAATATAATCTGTGTCTAATTCTGGTGTAGAGTTTTGAGCCATTAAGAACAATTCCCATTCATCATCTATGATTGTTGCTGACGCTGACATTTCTGTTTATACCTTATTTGCTTTCATTCCTTTAAATTAAATATATAATCAATTTTTATATATTTAAAAATGCTAAGGCGCAGCAGCAACAATAGCTGACACAATATGATCAGTTAATTGCGTCATTGCATAACCAATATAATACTCATTTTTACAATCCTGATAATGCATAATATTTTCTATGCTTTCCAGAATACCCTTGTTAATAATTGACGGCTTACTACGAATGAGGTAATTAACGAAATACTTGATAATATTTTTTACATCGATGTTATATTCGACACTGATTGTTCTTATATATTCATTCATATTCTCTTCTTTGTTCACCATTTTTCTATAAATATTCTCCAATACTTCATTATTAATGATTCTAAAATCCTTATTATCCAGAACATCTTGATTCGACTGCATGTAATTAATCATACTTCTAATATCCGACTTATATAACTGCTGTATAGAGTGAATAGTCTGCGCTGATACATTCAATCCTTCTGCCTTTGCGATACTAGAGAGAAAATTATGTATATCGTTATCTGGTATTTTATTAAAACGCATTTTCAAAAACTCATTCTGTAGACCCTCATCGATACGACTAATATAATTACATATCAGACAAAACCGCACAGAAACAGAATACTCTTGTAATAAATATTTTAGCGCTTGTTGTGCATTTTTTGTCATATAGTCTGCCTCATCTAGTATAATAAATTTCATTCCATCATTAAAGAGAGACTTTGAATTTACAAATTGACTGATTTGATTGCGAATAATATCGACCCCTCTATCATCGCTTGCATTATTTTGAATAATCAAACTTTTTGTTTTATAATTATGCTTTTCTTGAAACTCATTCACTAATGCGATAACGCTCGATGTTTTACCTACTCCCGGAGGTCCATAGATTAAAAGATTAGGAAAATAACCTGTTTCTACTATATTGTTCATTATCTCTCTATTCAATGGATCCAGAATAATATTCAATATTTTTGTTGGTCTCCAGGATTCTACCCAAGGAATACTCATATAATTAATATGGTTCATACTGTGTAAATATTAATTATTGTAAATATTATTAGTGTTTTATTTATCAAATAGTATTAAAATTGAAATTGAAATACTTATAAACAATAAAGACATCAAAAAGACAGATAACAATGACACGATTCAAAGTGGCGACAATTTCTAATTTGCGTGAGTTCCCTGAGTTTGAACAGCAAAAAATATATATTTCAATGATAAAAATGAAAATCCAAATCACGAAAGCGCTTGAACATAGCAACTATGTAAGAGAAAATCCAGGGAAAATGTCCTCTATGCCAACTCAACAAATTCATTCTAGATTTAAAGCGTTGACAGAAGAAGAAATTCCTGATGAAGAACGCAAAAAACGAGATAATATGCTTATTTCTCTGAATGACCAAATCAGAGAAACTCTCAATGAAATGGATATGGATGTTTGTATTCAAGTCAAACAAGCTCACTCTAAATTTAGAGTGTTGTCAGAAAAAGAGATTCCCGACGAAGAACGCAAAAAACGAGATAATATGTGTATTTCTCTGAATGATCAAATCAGAGAACCTCGAAAATGGAGAGTCTTGAAAGAAGAAGACATACCAGAAGATATACGTGTATGTAGAGACAGAGACAACAAAATATAAAAATTGAAAATAATTTATCAATAATACTATTTTTTTAATTAAGACAAAACAAATGGAATCGCAAGGTTATCTAGAATTATTCATCGGCCCAATGTTCTCAGGCAAAACGAGTAAACTACTCGAAATATACAAACAGAATATCTTCTGTAATATTCCAATCATTGTTATCAATCATTCTGCCGATAAGCGATATCATGAAACGGAGTTGAGCACACATGACAAAATAATGATTCCATGTGTTCAAACAACTGATCTACTCACACTGTGGAATTATACTGCTTTAGATGTTCCAATTGATGATGAATTATCAAGATGTCATATTCATTTTAGACAAGCAAAAGTTGTTCTAATCAATGAAGGACAATTCTTCAGTGATTTGTATCCTTGTGTTATGAAATTATTAAAGGAGAAAAAGAAAATATATATATGTGGTCTTGACGGTGATTTTGAGAGAAAACGGTTTGGAACCATTCTCGATCTTATTCCTTTGTGTGATAAAGTAACAAAGATGACGTCACTTTGCGGCAATTGTCGTAATGGAACACTAGCCATCTTCTCGCGCCGAATTACTACAGAAACTACACAATTTCTTATTGGCAGCGACAATTATATACCAGTTTGTCGTGATTGTTATGATAAATAAATGAAAAATGAATAATATATATTATAATATAATATTATATAATATTTTTTATTTTTCATTTTTCATTTTTCATTTTTCATTGACACCGAGGACCACCGCCAATTAACTATCATAAACAATTTAAAGTAATTTAATAATATAATTTATATTAAATGAGTTTAAATAAAGCATCTTCTTCGATTTTGAATAATGATTCTTCGATTTCCGCAAATGTATTGAACACAACCACAATAACAACAACAACTCCACCTATTATTACAGAAGGTAAAAAACGCACAAAAAAATCGATTGTTGAAAATTCTACCACAATTGAAGAAGTTGTTTGTAAGAAACGTGGTCGCAAACCAAAAGGTGGAAAAATAATTAGTCAACAAACCACACCGGAATTGGTCAATGTAATCAAACCAAATATCATTTTACATCTCAAATGTTCAATCAAAGATTTGAATCATATCGGTGAATATAATTCCAACTTTACGAATTCGAACATAGATCCTTATAATTTCGATAGTATTAAAAATGAATATGAACAAATCAGTTTGGAAACATCTAACACATTGTCATTATCAGTTGATAATATAATTACAAGTCAACCCTTTTCTTTCGACTGTTCTGACAATTCAATCGATACAAAAGAAATATGGAAGAAGCTGAAAACTTTAGAACATAACTTACATATTAATAATATTTCTGACAAAAAATCCGCATGTTTTTGGTGCTCATACGATTTCGATAATCCATCTATCTATATTCCCAAATTTCAAATGAAGGGAACATATCATGTATATGGTTGCTTCTGTAGCCCAGAATGTGCCGTTGCGCATTTGATGAATGAAAATATTGATCATTCTGTCAGGTTCGAGAGATATTCTCTACTTAATCATATTTATTCGAAAATATATGAATATAGCAAAAATATTAAACCTGCACCTAACCCACATTATATTTTAGAGAAATTTTATGGCAATCTTACTATCCAAGAATATCGTGCTTTATTAAAAAGTCATCGACTCTATCTCATGATCGATAAACCGTTGACTCGTATTTTACCCGAATACTACGATGACAATGATGACTTCATTATTAACCATAAAGTTATTCCATCCAGTAATTTACAGCAGATAAAGAAAAATATACGAAGACAACCGTATAATGATATGTATGATAATAAAGCAGTTTAATGTAGTATTATGACTATTTTTATAGTCATAATATGATCCACGTATTTTACCATACAGCAATTTGTGGATTATCTGTTTTCAATCCACCGAATAATGCCTGAAAATGTGGCGACATTACTAATGCGCAATTGACGCGATATTTCGCATAAGAATGATTGTCTCTTTTATATAGTGATGACATTAACTTTGGATGCATTACTACTCTCCATAATTGCGCATAATTCGTATAAAAATGCTTCAAATGTTCTCGTTGTTTTAATCCATAAACACAATTTTCCGTCAAAACGTTAATATACGCCTCTTCTGCAACTAAAAACCCAGTTATATCCGCTATATTTTCACTTAAAGTCATTTCGGGATTCACGTTAAATTTGTCCCTCTTGGCAACACGATAGAAGAATGTCTTAATCAGTATTTGCTTTGAAGCATACGCCTGAAAATCCTCTTTCTTCCACCAATTATGATACGAACCATGTTTATCATATAAACTTCCAATATTGTCAAATCCATGGGATATTTCATGCCCTATTAATGTTCCCATAGTTGCCATATTATAAGATAAGGGACGGCTTATATCTAGAAAAGGTGCTTGTAAAATCGCATTTGGTATGATTATCTCATTCTTATTCATATTATATTCCGCATTCACATTGTATGTATTCATATCGATGCCTTTTAACCATGTATTTTTCGATGGAATTGGTTTATAAAACGTTTTCACAAAATAATGTAATTTCCATTCTAAATAACGCATATAATTGGCAAATACATCGTTCATCAAAAATACACACGATGGATCTTCTATCCAATATGGTTTATCGCCGACAGTCACCTTAAGATTTTCCAATTTATCAATCGCAATGCGAATCGTATCAGAAGATAACCATGTGTTTCTTTTTAATCGCGTAATATAGGTAGCAATAATCAATTGAATAATGTGTTTGGTCAATACTATTTCTCTCTTATTTTCATAGAATTTGAGATAAGTCTTATTTACCAATGTGTTCATTATCTCGCAAATAAAGTTAATTGCTCGATCCTGTTTTGTTGCAAGTTTTACTTTTTTATCTATAATACAATAATCCAAAATAATCTGGTGTAATTTACTATGAAACTTCGATGCCATAAAAAGTATTTGTGTAATATAATAAACCAACATATCATTTGTTCGCCATTTACTATTGAGTAATAACATTGCTTCTCTCGTATATCTGGGATTTTCAATGACAATTTCTTTCGGCGTCTCTTGTAATTCAATGTCTTTTGACAGAATAGTCCAATCAAGATGACATATTTTTTTTGATTGACTTACAGAAAATAAATTATATATCTTTTCTATAGTTCTAGGTTCTTTAGAAGAATAAATAAATTGTGACATATACTTTTCGATTTCTATAACTTTTTCTATATCGTATGAATGATCCGGACCGAAAATACAATGAAACATATCCGTCAATAATTTGCGATATTTATTGATGATTTTTTTGTCTTTTATGCGATATTTTTCTGGATCTTCAATATTAAGACCACCTTCTTCAATATAAAATCGATTTAATGTTGGTTGTCGTTGATCGGCGGAAATAACAATGTTTACTAATTGATTTAGACCTTTTTGAATAGACCAAGACATTAGTTTATATAAATCGTTTGCTTCTTTTGAATCTTGAATTTGAATTAATTCTATAATGAGAGAAAAAATATGCTTTTCTACAAGAGGATCATTTTGTTCCATATAAGAATGATATAATGCATTAACTTGCGCATTCCCAATTAACTTGTTCAATACAACATTTTTGATATCTTTATCGACCTTGTTATTTAATAGAGAGAAAGCACTAATTATTGTTTTTTTAGACACTTGATTTTTATGCCTGTCAATCCAATCTTTGTTTACCATACTATAAAAATCTTCTTGAATCGTTATATGATGATGATGTTTATTTCTTTTCTTTTTGACAATTTGATGTTTAGGAATATGTTTTTTTTTGTATATTTTACGTGTTAATACCATATTAATATATTGTTATATTATATTAATATGCCAGATATAGATATAGATATAGATCCGGCTATTGCTGCTGTTTGTAAACGATTAAATATCCTAATACCACAAGCATATGCTGGAATTGTAACTTTACTTACAGACATACAAGGTGGAAAAGGAGCACCCCCCAATTACCTTACAACAGATGAATTAAATACATATTATGATATTATTTCATCTATTAGTGTTCGTTTGATGATACAGACGCAAACAAAATATGGTTCTGGAAGTGCAAGCGGAGCAGCAGCACCAATGTCTACTCTTGGTAACAAATATAATTTTAGTAGTAGTAGTGGTGGAGGTGGATTGATTGGATCATGGAGTGATTTTATTTTGAATAGAAGTTTACAAGATATTTTACCTACAATTATGTTAAATGACAGAACAAAAGGAACCCTAATTGGGGGACTTCGTCGTCGAGTAACAGATGCACCAAATAATCATATTCATAAAAGTATGATTGATGCAATGGCGTTAATGGTTAATATAGGAATTAATCCAGCTGACCCAAATTACCAAACAGAAACCAGAAACAGATTATTTTTTAATACAGCTGATGCAACTTATATACCATATAGCACAATTCGTCATAAAACAGGAATTCAAATTATTGTTGATATTTATTTAAAAGCTGGAATAATTTTTAAAGATAAAACTGGAAGATTTGTTTGGAATATTGGGAGATTATTAACAGAATTAAATACAGGGTGTCTGGTTGTTTCATCGTTAGCAGCATATTTAACAGATGTAGAAATTGCATATTTTTTACAAGGAAATGTCGCAATTTATTTACAACAATCTGGTTCTGCTGAATTTCAATTTATGACAGCAGTCGTGATGGGATGTCTTTTAGCTAAGTTTAATAATATAGATCCTGCTACTGGTATCCCTGCTCCATTAGACCTGGCTCAACCAGAACCAGATATTATTAATGTTGTATATAATTTTACTATGGCTACCGCTCATCCCAATAGTCGCAGGATGACGATTACACCTACAGATCAAATTTGTAATGATTTAAGTATGCATATTCAGAGGCTAATTATTGCAAATAAACAAAAAATCAGTGATGAGCTTTGGCCTTTTGTAACGTTTACGGTAACACTTATTTTAAGATTACATGGACATCCGTTTGGACATGCATTTGAATTATCTGTTACATATGATAAAGGTAATTATTACGCATTAATGTATGATGGTTATTCAACTAAATATATTAAAAAAAGTTCTAGTACTGCACCAACAACAACAACCGCACCTAGTTCGGCATTTTCGAGTTTTCTATTACAATGTGCTCAACCAACAACAGATAAAAGAGTATATATGTATACTATTGAAAGTCATGATTTAGTTGGATTAGATGATTTACATCAAATGTATAAAGGAGTTGTTATTCCGGCAGTTCGAATACCAATAACTTTTGGAACAACTGGTTCAGGAGTATCTACTGATCCAAACATATTAACAAGTCTTCCTCTTGTAATGAATAACAAAGAATTTTATGAAGGGATACGTGGTCAATGCGTGCTTCAAGGAAAATCCGGTCCATTAGAATTATGGGTTCCGTTTATAAAAACAGCAATTACTGACCGTTCCAGATATAATAGTATATATCCACGAGAAATATTACAACATTCAACAGCAGAAGATTTACAATCGCTTGGTAGAATTGTTTCAGTAATGACTCCTAGAAGTCAACAGACAAAATTAGATCAAGATATGATTATTGTGAATCAAATACTAATAAATCCATTACTTCGAACAAAATTTGAAAGAAGCACTGGTTATTCTCTTGCTGGAAAAACAAATCAAGATCTTTATGCATTATTTCAAACGAGATCAGACTATATGGATTCTGCAAAAGAAGCTATAGCTGAAGTGGAAACTCAACGTATTCAGGATGAACGTAATAAAGAGTATGCTATTCATCTTGAAGCTATTAATATTGCATATGAAATTTTAAACACTGCTGGCGCTTATGATTTATTTGCTAGAGCAGTTAATGAACCATCTCTTACTCAAGTAAATTTAATTGAATATTTGGAATTAAATATCAAGCAAGGTAAAACTGATGTAATAAATTTGGCAATCGATTCTATAAATTTAGGTGGTCTTCAACAGGCTTCTACAGATGCCTCAATAAGAATTCAATCTAACCCATCTGCTGTTACAATACTTAATTCAAAATTACGTGAACATGGAATTGCACCTCCACAAGGAGATATTTATAATGAAAGATTTATATTTGAAAATGAAAATAATGGCATTGGTATTATTTCTTATATAGAAGAAGCGATTGAAGAAACCACTCATGAAGAAGCAATTTCTCTTGTTTTGGAAGATTTGATAGACCAAGCTGCTGGCAATCCTGGTAACTGGAAATGGAGTCCAATTGATGATCTTATTGTTGGGTCATTTACTCCAGCGAATTATTCAGAAATAATTAGTGATGAATTCGCAAGTAATAAAGCTACTAAAGAGTTAATAGTACATGCAGTTGATTATGCTATTAAAGAAGTTGCTGTTCCAGTTACTGAAGATATTCATCTATATTCTAATGATATTATTGCAAATAATACGGCATTGGCATTTGGTGCAATTATTGCTAATAGTGTTAGTGAAAATATAGCAACAGATCAAAATGTTGCAGAATTGGCGGCAAACAATGGAGTGGAAATTGGTAAACAATCTGTAGTAGGATTACAATCAACCTTACAAGCAGAAGCACGAAAAAATATTAGTGGCCCTCCAATAGTAAATAATTACGAAGTAGCAATTGGCGTGATTCGCACATTTGGTAATGCATCTGCTATTATAATGGGAGTTGACCCATTACACGCGATTGAACAAATTGCTGGCGTTACAGCAAGTGTCGTGGGAAATGCATCTTCATATATTACTAGTGCATATTCTTCTTTATTTGGCGAAGTTCTTTCTTCTAGTTATTATATAGGAATTCCTCGACAATCACGAGAAGCAGGCAAATTAGAATCATCGCTGGGTTCTTATTGGAGTCAACCAACAACTGCCAAAAGAGGAACAAAAGGCGGCAAAAGAAGAACTAAACATCGTAAAATAAACAAAAGAACAAGAAAGCATAGAAAAAATGTCAAATGTAGAAAATCCAATCATCGCCGAGCTAAACGCAGCCGCCGTTAGCGATTTCTTGTTCCAATTTTACATTTTGTGCTTGATTGAAATCCTTAATTGAAAGATCAAGTTGTTTTCTAATCTGTTTGAACATTTCCTGTTGTAAAGAAGGACTGGTTCGACTTACTACCTTATGAATAGGTATTCCCATAAACTCTTTAATTATGTTGATAGTATCCCCTTCATGTTCTAAAAACTTTTGTTCAACAACCTCTCTCGAGTAATCAGTTTGTCTCATAATGACATCAATAGATGATTCTAATTCTAATTTTGAATCCATTGATATTATGAGCAAATAAAAAAGTTTTATTAAACGAATAATATATATGTTGATATGCCCCCCCGCTCTCATATACCTTATCTTCTGTATTGTTCAAATAATTCTAGATAGCATCAATGGACTCTACAATACAGCGCTAGTCAAAACATTTGTTGCCATTATTATTACTTTTTTGCTGGATGTTTTGTGTAAAATGGGTTTAGGGATAATTTCATGGATCATCGTATTGATTCCCTTTATATTTATGGCAGTGATTACGAGTTTGTTGCTCTATATTTTCGGTCTGGATGTTGCCACTGGACAAAGGGTTACGACAATATATAATAAAGAGACAGAAAATTCACAACCACAACCACAACCACAACCAATTGTTATCAAATCAAATATGACATCTCCTCCTTTTCCACCATGGATGTTACCAAATACAAAATATGATACACAGCCTCATTACTTGACTGTGTCAACTCCAGAGGCAAATACAAATATAGTAAAACCGCGACCAGATGCCATAATTATTCTTCCAATGCCGGTACAAAACTTGGGATAAAGATAAATATAAACTAGAAAATATGATATAAATATATATAACAATTTCATTATCAATGAATTTATACAATTTATATTATATCAAAATTGGAATGAGTATAGGAATTGGTTTTGTTTTTATATATGTAATTAAGCATCCACCTAAAATCAACACTATTTTCTTTTATGAAATAGCACATTATGGTGTAAAATATTATAGTCTTGCTCAAATCGTAAGTCGTAAATATATAAAGAAAATATCTCAAAACAAATATATAGAATCAAGTGTTTTCTATTTGAAAGATTTGTTGATAAATGATGTCGAATTAATAAAAGATAGTTGTGTGCTATTGAGATGTAAAACAAGTAATTTGGTAATGTATAATCCGCTATATATGGATTTTATGATTTATTCGGATATTCATAGTTATCCAGTAAATAAGGTGATTTGTAAAGATGTATATAATTTTGTAAAAAAGTATGAAGTATGCGATTTCAAATTATATATGATTAAAATTATATTGTCTGAAACAATAAATTATATGATTAATCTGTCCACTGCTGAATATAATTATTATGTTGTTGGCAATGTGATTGATAAATTTGTAGTGTTATATTTGTTATATAAACAGCATGGAATTATTGTCAATGAAGATACCGTATGTTACACAATGGAAATAATGGATCATAATATAGAGGTCGTTTATATCACTGAAAATGACGATATTATTTTGGAAAAATCGACATATCGAATTAAAAACGTGTTCAAGGTGAGAGAAGATGCGAGTTATATAACTGATTATAATAAAGAAAAAACAACAGATCATATGTGTTTCAATAATAATAAAGTAATCGAAAAATCGATTGATGATATTGACTGGGTCAAATGTCTCAAATAAATTATAAAATAGAATATAAAAATAATAGTATAATGTTCTTTATATGTTATTATCAAACTCATATAAAGAACTTGAAGAGGAAATGAAGACAGAACTTCCTGTTAGCATTCATCCTACAATAAATAAATGGACATTGTGGGCTCATTTGCCACATGATACGGATTGGACGTTGAAAAGTTATAAAAAAATATATGACATTTCAAGCATTGAAGCAATGATAGCGATCACAGAAACTGTTCCGGATATATTAGTAAAGAATTGTATGCTATTTATTATGAGAGAAGGCGTAACACCATTATGGGAAGATACACAGAACAAAAATGGTGGATGTTTTTCTTACAAAGTGTCGAATAAAAATGTATACGAAGTATGGCGTGATTTGACATATGTGTTAATTGGAAATGTAATTAGTACAAATGATCAATTTGTCTTTTCTGTGACAGGGATCACAATTTCTCCGAAGAAGAATTTCTGTATTATCAAGATTTGGATGACGAATTGTAAGAATCAAAATGCGTCGACTGTTACAAATGATGTGAAGGGGTTGACATCGCAAGGTTGTATATTTAAGAAGCATGCACCAGAATATTAAGGACAAGGAAATGGTCGATTGCGTTCGATGACTAAAGGGAGTGGCATAATTGTTGGATTAGGTTCATACAAATTTTTCATTTTTAGATTAGTCGGTTGAGCGATGAATTTCAGTTCTGGTTTGACGAGATTGGTAGAATTGATACCGAACAAGAATGATTCTGTTTGAACAGGATTATGAGAGAGTTTATTCCATGGTAAATGTCCTTGAATGAGACCTAATCCCGCGAAATTTGTGTGACCTGCTTCGCCATAAGCAGAATGAGAATATAAATTATATTCTGTATTTTCTTTGTATGTGCGTTGTTCAAGATTGTAGTTGCCAGGAGTATTGATATTTCTGGTAGAAGCCATTATTATAATATTATATTATAATAATTGTTTATTTATTCGTTATTTGTCATTTGTCATTTGTCTCCGTATTTGAATTTGTAAATGACTGAATAGACTGAATAAGACTATCTATATTTGTTCGAGAGATAAATTGAGAATCTTCGCAGAGTAGATCGGAAATACATAAATGTGTAATATGAAATAATTGATACGAGAATAGAATAATAAATCCAGAATGTTCATCTTCAGTCAACAAAGTATTGGAAGAGAGAAATAGAGAATAATTCAATAATACGTTTGCAGTTTGGTTTGTCTCTCTTAGACTACAAATATGATTGTATAATTCTTCGATCTTCGTGTTAATCACAGCTTCATTAAATTTATCTATATTAAATGCGTGTAAAATCTCAGTTTCATATAAATATTTACTGGTAAATGTATCAGATAAATTATTCACATCAATTTCATTTTCATCGTCATCATCTGAATGGCTAGACGATTCTGTATAATAAGCGTCTTCTGGCGCAATATGTTTTTGTGCCGTTTTATCTGCTATATATTGACTACTAATAGGGTTAAATGAACATAATGAAGGATCATAGAACATATAAGTTGGAATAAATTGAAAATTATACATATATTAATACATTGTCAAATTTGTTTTAAATTAATAAATTGTAATACTTATTTATGATAGCTGAATACAATGAAGATTATATTATTGTTGTCTATTTAAGAATTCTCTATCACGCGTCAATTCACGTGATGGAATACCTCCACGAATCCATCCTTCTGATGCGACACCTTCAACACAATATGCTGGATTCGTAACTCTATTTTGTATATTAGATTGAAGTGGTGTATTTGTATATTTCAAATAACTCTTTTCTGGCAATCGAGTAACTGTACGTTTATTAGTAATCATCTCTCCTTGTTGCATCTGCGATTCTAATACCGGATCAACTGAACCTCTACCTAAATAGGGAACTGTCGCAAATGGTCTCTGATATAAGTCTATCTTACTTCTGGGATGAGTGCTACTATTCTGACTAAATAATAACTTCGAACTATCATCTACGACGCAACCACCTGATCCAACCGGACTTGTCCCATTATACATAATACCTGGCTGTGAAGTTGCGAATTTGATCGGTATTTTCATAGAACAATCGCCAGCAAAATAATTTTCTAAATTATAATTTGCATATTTCATATTCTGTATAGTATTTTGATCTTGAAAGCAAGAGTCATTGCCGATTCTAGACATATTATCAAAAGAGTAGTTCGTGACAAATGCCATTAATATTAATACATATTATTTTAATATTCGGCATATTTAATATATTTTGTATATTTGATATAATTATATCGAATATATATGAAATTAGTATAAAGTATATCGGTAGCTATCTTTTACACATTCCAGTGTATCATTGTCTCTACAGCTGGGCATGTTACCATATAAAAACTGCGAGTAAGCACCTTGATCATTTGTTACACGGGTATTTGCAGTTGAATAGAAAACACGATTACTTTGATCTAATTCAAAATTTTCTGCTAAATCTCCAAACAATTGCTTATCTGTATTTATAATATCGGGGTTTAATTCTTGAACCATTTTTTTGGTAGCAGTTGTAATATCTTCGTAAACTTGAGGGTTAAAAGACGGTGGTGCCGGTTTTCTCTCTTTGTTGTATTTAATTTCTGGAAGTAATACGTTAGAAAAAGGATTCTTACTATTATTCATTGTATAATTTTCCTTCATTGTTTCTTCAAGAGTTTCTGGATTTATGATTTTGGAAGAAGCCGTTTTAGTATTTCCTAAAATCGCCATTTGCGCTTGGTTTGCGGTTGTAACCTCTGGTTTATTGATAATACTAAATCCTTCGATGTATTTTGATTTATATAATATATATATGATGAATAAAGTAATTACTCCTGCTGCGAGGATTTTTAAAGAAAAGGTAAATATATATCCAAGTAATGTCAATAATATAACTAATCTGGCAATCGCATTTAATTTATTTTCATAATCCATATTGGCAGTTGGCCATAGTTCCAAAACTTCATTTTTGTTCAATAAAACGGATGGATTATTTCCCCAAAAAGCAGTAGCATTAGTTGACATATATATAGAATATTATATAATCTTTTTCGATTATGACGTCGTAGTAACAACTGATTTTGATTTCTTTTTCTTAGGATTATCTGTTTTCTTATTCTCCTGAAAGAGAGAAACCAGTTCTTCATCTGCTATTGGAGAGGATTGAACCGCACTCGAATTAAGCATTTCTGCAGCCGCTTCATTCATTAATTTATTCATATGGCGTTCCTCCAGTTTCTTCCTCATTTTCTCTCTTGTATTCAAGTTTTTCAACCGTTGATCCATCGCATTTTGATCGACTCTTGTCCCTTTGCTTTTTCCATTTTGTTGCCCGAATCCTGCTAATTCTGCTAGTCCTTCTAATCCTTCTAATCCTCCTTGTCCCTGTCCTTGTCCTCTTTGTCCTTTACTTCCTTGTCCTTTACCTCCAAGACCCATCTTAGAAATTATATCTTGAATATTATCCATTCCAGGAATGGATTTCATTTTACCCATCATCTCACTTGCTTCTGTGAATAAATCAGTTTGATTTATTTCACCCGATTTAATTTTTGTGTCTAATTTACTACCGACATTTTTAACCAAATCCATCAATTTACTTGGATCCGAAAAGAGCTGCTTAAATATATCTTTTGGTTCGCTCATTTCATCAAACATATCAAAATTCATACTTCCTGCGGTTTCTTCAGCGATTTCTTTTGCCAAGTCACCTAGTTTACCTTGTAACATTCCAGAAATATGACCTTGAATGTCATCAGGTGAAGGTAAATTAAATTTTGGTTCAGTATTTGATGAATCGTCTTTAGTTTCACCTTCACATTCCTCCTTTGTAAATAATGTTTGGATATTTTCCAACGTCTCCTCTAACTTTGTTTTGAATTCGTCGTTATCAATTGTTTCTAGTAACTTCGCAGTATCTCCAAAAATACTCTTATCTTTAATTGTGTCAATCAGAGAAATAACAACCAATTGTAAGTATTTCCAAATAGTTTCTCTCGTTTTATCTGTAATATTAGATGCCCATAAATACTTGAAACTAATTCCAGGCAAAAATTCCGTATTGTAATTGGTATCTTCTGAAAATAAGTCAGTATTTTGATATAGGATTTCAAGTAGTCTCTCTGGATATACTTTCATACAATAATTGTAAATATAAAGAACGGATTCATCTTCTGTGTTTAAATCCCACCATTGACCGATTATTCCGTTATATTCTGGAAAAGTATTTTTAATATCACCAATAAACTCCTTAATGATTTTCTTAAATTCTGCAGTAGGGGTTGGTGTTGGCGTTGGCATTTGCGTTAATAGTTCATCAATAAAAGATTCCGTAGTTTCTGGCTCGAACATAATATATTTCACACTTATTTTCTTTAAATCATTGACGAATAAAAAGATATTATGTCATTTATTGCGCATATTTATTAGTAATTATTTTGGTGGCAAAATTCATATAAACATTATCAATATATAATAAGTATATGAATCGCATTGAACAAATGAAAACAATTCAACAGAATGGATTGGAATTATTTACCAAAAAAAATATTGATTATGGTGACGCATTTGCTAAATATGGAGTTATCGGTGTATTAATGCGAATCGAAGATAAAATACAACGCTCATTATCTATAACAAAAAATGGCGTCAACTTGGTAAATGATGAAGGAATTAGAGACACATTACTGGATTTACATAATTATGCAGCAATGGCATTAATTCTTTTAGATGAAAACCCGCCTCAAAAAGTAGAGCAAAAATAACTCCATTTGTTCAACATTTGGGAAAGATTGATAATATTATGATAATATAATAAGCATATTATCATACAAATTGTGAACTAAACAGCAGAAATTATATATGTATTAGATAATTTACACAAATTTTGTAAATACTTAATCGTGTTGAGTTTATCTTTCTCATTCATTTGTCTGATTGGATCTCTTAATCTATTGATTGATTCTATTATTTTATTCGAATTATCATTATTTGACAAGTCATCACGATAATCTTTTTCAATGAAGAACTGTATATCTCCTTTTTCAATTTCAGGATAATACTTGGTATACACATAATTATGGAAAACCTGGATAATCAGTCGAGGATTTGTTTTTCGAATTAACGAAAAAGAGTTTTTCATAGTTAATAGATCAACATCTTCTGGAAATATACTTATAACATCGTCAATAAATTCAATAAAATGGTTGTTAAATATTGTTAAAATTGAAGACTTGTTAGACATTATATTAAATCATTGTTTTATTTAAATGATTTAATACTTAATTATATTTTCTCTGATTGTAAATATTATATTAATTTATATTTTCTCTGATTGTGAATATCTTTTATTATTTTATTATATTTTGCGTTGTTGTTTACTTAATGCGGCATAATCTTGGTCTCTCTGTTGTTGTAATTGTTCAACTGTAACGTTTTCAGATAATTTTGGTTGTTTATAATTGGTTTCTTCAGTAGGTGTATATATATTGCCATTGGAATCTTCATTATTAATACAGAAATAGTTATGAGTTTGTCTTAATCCTCCATCACCTTTTGCTTTCAATGATTCAGGATCCATATCTAAGAAACTGAAATTATCAGACACGATTCCTCCATAAGATGATCCTCCTCCTAAACAGAATGCTATTGGTTCCATATTATTACTCGTGGCAATTTTAGCCATTTCTTTCTCTTTTGGTTTTATAAAGTTATAAATATCTTCTCCATATAATACATTAAATTGTCCATTTAACAGAAGAAGAGCAGGGACTTTGTCTATATTTTCAGGCATGATAATTTTCTGTCCATTTTCTAAAATAATATACGTTTTTCCGTCTTTACTATCCTTTACTCGTTTATCAATGCTAATAAAATGTATATCATCGATCATTGGCGTCTTCGTTATATGTTGTAGCAATTTCTTCGAATGTTCGCAAAAATTAGAATAGTAAAATATTGAACTCATGAAATAATACAAGTAATTCTATCTTTCTTTTTAACTTATTAAAATTGATTTATAATATAAATATATAATATTATTAAAAAGAATATAAATGTCGTCTCAACAACCAAGAATCGAAAACATCGCTAATAGTGATGATATATTTACGTTTACTTTATCCAATGTGAACGTAAGTATAGCTAATGCAGTCCGGAGGACAGTGTTGTCGGATATTTCAACAGTGGTATTCAAAACATCTCCTCAAGAAGAAAATACAGCAAATATGATTACGAATACGAGTCGCATGAATAATGAAATACTCAAACAGCGATTGAGTTGTATACCGATTCATATTGAAAAACTCAATGCAAAAACAATTGATAATTATTTGCTAGAAGTCAATGTTGAAAATAACACGAGTGATAGTTTTGTTTATGTGACAACGAAAGACTTTCACATTCGCGATATTTCAGAAGATAGTTTGTTGGATGCTGAGACAACGAAAACAATATTTCCTCCATGGATTGCTCCAGATGGAACAGAACATTATATTGAGTTTGCGAGTTTAAGACCCAAGTTGTCAGATTCTATTCCAGGAGAGAAGTTGAACTTTACTTGTAAACTGTCATATGGAACATCAAAAGAAAGCGCTATGTATAATTGTGTTTCAGTATGTTCATATGGATGTACAGTCGATGTAAGTGAGCAAGAAACACGGTTGACAAAGTTAAAGAAGGATTGGGAAAAGAACAAACTTGATGTTAAGTTTGAGGAAGCCAATTGGAGACTGTTGGAAGGTCAGCGCATTATATTGGACAATAGTTTCGAATTTATCATTCAAACGTTGGGTGTATTTACAAATGTGGATCTTATTCGAAAAGCATGTGATAGTATTATGTCTCGTTTAGATCATATAAATACGTTGATTAAAACGAATGAAGAACTCATCATTGTTGCTGATAATACGATGAGCAATAGTTATGATATTATTCTGTTAAATGAAGATTATACTATTGGAAAAGTGATTGAGTATATGTTGTATTCGTCAATATTTAATGTAAGTGATGGCAAATTATTAAGTTATTGTGGATTTAAAAAATTACATCCACATGATACATATAGTATCATACGACTTGCGTATATTGAAGAAACGTCAAAGGAAATGATAAAGCAAAATATAGATGTATGTATTTTAGATAGCATAGAAGTATTTAGACAAATTAAGGCCCTATTTAATAAAATCGATTAATTTAGTGGGTAAACGTATTGTAAATGATATATAAATGAATATTATATTTTTTATTGCGTAAATATAAGTATTTCAATATTTCAAGGTTATTTAGGAAAATATTTTTTCTTTACAAATAACACTCAACTTATAGATATTTTAGAAAAATAAAATCTCTATTTATATTATAATGACACAAATGACTGGTGGACGACGTAGACATCGAGGACGTAAACACCGAGGTGGTTCAGCGACTAATACAGCAACTAATACATTAGCTTCATTATTAAACAAAGCAACTGCGAGTTTGAGTTCAACTGCTCCAACAGCTTCTATCACAAAAGGAGGTAGACGTCGACACCGAAAAAGAGGCACTAGACGTCACAAAAGATCATCGAAAGGATTCATGGGAATGAAATGGTAATTCATTTTGTTTTTTTTGTTTAATAAATATGAAATCATATTTATTAAATAATATTTTTGCGTTGTTTTGTGATGTAATTATTAATTGTTGATAGACCACATTTGTAGAGGAGGTTGTAATTGATTGAAATAGTTAATGACTTCGTTCAATGTAACATACAGTTCATTAGGTCTTAACACAGTTTTAAATAATTCGTGTATTTTATACATATGTGTTTTAAAATTTGATGGATAATCGCCCAATTTGCGTTCTTTTCGAATATAGCAAGACTTGTAATGATGAAATAGTGTGCGTATATATGCGTCTTTTTCTGCTCCAAATGATTTGAATTTTGCTTTATATTCAGGATAATATTGTAAGAATTCATATACTCTATTTTCTTTTAGCAGAACGAAATAATGGTATTGTAGTTTGGGTTGATTCCCTCTTAACTGACGAACACTCTCATAATTGGGATTACGTATTTTGGTTCGTTCATTCGTCTTCGTATCTCGAATGACAACCCCCATTATATTATATGGTGTCGATTTATCAGTAAAATAAGTATAAAGCTGATCATATGTAGATGAAAGAACAGAATATATTTGTGGTGTACGAACTTGAGAATATGTAAATGCTGGATCGGTAGTAACAATTGATCGTGTATTCAATGCGTAAATTGTATCTGGTGAAATATGATATGCTTCGATTAACCAAAGCGATGGTTTGTAAAAAGCAGTCACTATTCGATTTTCTGGATGTTGCAAAACGAAACTATAACTAACAAATTTATCCAACAAATCTATTTTTAAATTGACTGCATTGGCTGCTTCATCAAACATCGTTTTAAATGTTTTGTCACCGAAGAAGGTTGAATTGCCTCCAATTGTGGTTTTTGTAGATATTTCCCATTTTCCATCATTCCAAAATACATTGATCATTGTGCCTTCAATAAAATCTTCAACAATGATACTGTTATCAATGATTGGATATCGTTGACTAAATACATCATAATCAATTGATTTAGATGGTGATACAGAATAAATAGTTGGACTTCTAGGATCCCCGCGATCCAATTTACTCGGATCTTCAGGAAGATGTCGACATATAACAGAACGCAAATGTCGATAATAATCCATACATACATTTTCTTCCAGAACGATTTGCTTCTTATTATAGCATACTAAATGGAAATCTCCATATTTTTTAATAATAATATTTTTGTCATTATTATTAATAGTTGAAATCAATTCAGCAATAGAGATCATTTGGCGGATACTTTATAATATTAACATTGTGTCTTTATATTATAATGTTAAAATGATTAGGCGAAATTGAAAGAAATTGGAAAGTATCAATTAGGTATGTAATACATATATTTATCTGTAAATATAATAATAATGCAAGAACAAACTTTTAAAACCGCCTTTGAAAAAGGCGAGCAAGAAGAAAGCCCAACCAAAGAACGTGAAAGTTTAGGAGACAAAATGGTAAGTATTGAGTTAAGATTAGGCGATATTATAAAAATTACGACAGAAGGATCTATGAAGAATGAATATTATATTGAATACATAGATAGAGAGAAAATCAAGGCAATCGACGTTGAAACATTGGAAAAAATCGAATTCACTATTGACGAAAAATATGAGTTAGTTTATAATGGAGTTCGTGTAAATGGAAAAATCGCATTACTATATCGCCAAAAAGAAGAAGGATTCGCCAGACAAAATGGGCTTATAGTAGACACTTGGATAGCGATCCGGTTTGATATTAAAAAGGAGCAAAAAGAAATCATTGCAAAAATTATAGAATTGCCGGAAGATCTAGATATGATTACCATTTTGACTCATCCACAGAAGGATACATTATATATTAACTTCAATTATAACGGGTTATCAGAGAACCTTCATATTTCTTCTTTGAAGATCATATCGTCGCCATACACGGAAGAGAACTTCTTTGAAATGGTTCCAGATATAGAAGAAGAATATGATGATGATAATGCTACACCGACAAAGGAATATCGGTCACCGCCGATTTTTGAATTTGGAGAGATGATTCCATTAGGGAAAGTAGCAGATATAGTTTATTTAGTTAACGCGGATGAATCTCAATATCGTTATGACATAGAAACACAGAAAAATGATTTATTGAATAATATGTTATCTAAGTTACCTAAATCACAGCGAACAATGGAGGAATTATCTAATATTGCTTTGATTATTGAACGATTTCGCCAATTACGGCAACAATTTTCAGTAGTTGATAGTTATGGTAATATTACTGGTGCTGTCCAAAAAGGCGCTAAATGGAAACCACTAGTAGAGAACTTGAAGACGTTTAAGCGTCCATTGTATTGGATTGTGCCAGTTGGAACTCAAACGAAGGTATTAAATCTTATTGCGAAAGAAGGTGGTGAGACTGAACCAGATGAGGAGGAAGAGGAAATAAATCCTGAATTTATGGAATTATTTATGCAACAGAATAAAAATAAAGATGTCGAAATAAACAAAAATGAACCAGATGATCAATTGAATCTGATTGTGCAAGAGTTTAAAAAGGCGAATATCTCTGACAACAGATATATTAAATTCATTCAACAATTATACAGATATTTTTGGCCTTTTCGTTACAATATACAGAGGTCTAATATATTGACAAGTATTCCCATTATTACGCCTAATATAAATGTAATGATTGATAATGGTAACCGATTTATGTCAAATATTGTCGACGTTTCTGTTAAAAAAACAAAAGGTTCTAAGAATGTAACATATGATATTAAAGAACAGAAATATATTACAGGCGTATATTTACCAGAAGATATGGTTTTACATGCTTCTAAGATTACTTCTGATATTAGAATGACTGTTGAAAGAGAGAAAGTATATAATACGAATGATCACATTGACCTAGTGAGTATATTGACATTACCCGAGCCAGTGATTCAGTTCTCTCGAGTGAACTTACCCGGAACAAATATAATGGAAAAATCGGGACTTAGTAACTCATTCATTGATTTTTCAGAGATATTTAAAAAGACATCAAAATATGATAATTTGATCAAGACGATTAGTTTAAATAATTTAGATAATGAAGAAACCGTGAAGAATTTACAGCAAATGTATGATAATACTTCATTTATAGGAAAGCGGATGATGACAAGTTATGTTACAAATACGGTTGCAGACACTGAACAGAATAAGAATTTGTATGATACTTATTTAAATTTGATTATACCTCAGTCAAGAATCTTGTTTGATTTAATCAAAAAATACGTTACAGGACGAATGTCGATTATGGATGTTATATGTTACTTAGAACCGTTTTTAATCTATCAAGACGATGTGACATTCAAATTTTATGAAGAATTAAAGAAATTCGTAGAAAACAAATGTCGAGAATATAAGAAACAGTTGAGAGACAAGAATACTGAGTTCAATACATTGAAAGAAAGGCTGAAGACAATGAATAATAGAGAATCATATATAAAATCGAAATGTTGTAAATTGGCAAATCTCATAGATAGAGACACGACAGATTCTGCAGAAATATATAATTTATATGGATTTCCAGAGATCGGGATTGCGAACGTAGATACGGCAAAGAATATACATCCTACGTCATCTGAGTTATTACAATATTTAACGAAGATTGATTTCCATCGAATGTTATCTTACAGAATAATAAATGTCTCTCTTTTGGTTCATAATAAGACAGATGAGATGATTCGTATTCAAGGAGAGCGTATGGATGAGTGGAATAATCCAGGCGAATGCGATAATAAGTATGTTATTGCCAAGGTATATAATAATGAAACCGACTTAAAGAACGACGACGGAAAGTCGCCGATATATTTTGATCGACGACTGAACTCGGGACAAACATGTGAACGGGATACGACGGTTCGTGAAATAGTAGATGGTGATATGGCTGCATTATATAGCATCGGTCAGGATTCTTTTCAGTATTATAGAAGAGCTGATGATCGTTGGAAAGAAGAAGATATTGATGCCAGTGTCTTTTCTGGAGAATTTATATGTGGGTTGAAAGAACATTGTATGCAAAATGCACAAAGTGGCGACTGTTCTTCGATGGATATGGTTCGAATGAATATCACCAAAAAGAATATAGATAATGTTCTACAAGAGTTTGATCGTTCAATAGAAATTCAGACAAATGAATTGAAAGAAGAGATTGAGAAGAACTATTTATATTACAAGGATATTCTTCCAAAAGTTATACGAATAGAAATAAATAAACAATATGGTAAATATGAACATAAAAGGTATGAGTTGGGCGAAGAAATGAAGCGGGAATTACAGACCGAAGATGAAATCATAGTATCGCCCTATTTGAAATTACGAGATATCATTCTGGGACAAAGCAATTTTGAAAAATTACAGCGCGATATTATTACATTCAAAGAACAACTCACTTTGAGTGTGAATACTTCTGTCGATCCTGAAGAGCAATACTGGTTTTATTGTAATAAAACAAATACTAAATTACTACCGAAATTTCTGTATGTTCTAGCAGATACGTATATTAGTAATAGTGAAAATTATGATAATGTAATACAAGAATTGTGTAAATTCCAAGGTAAAATAAGTGATGACGGAGATTCATGGGTAGATAAATATAGTGGTTATGTTATTAGAAAAATAGATTATGATGTAGAAGAAGGATACGAAAATGGTTTCAAAGCATCATCCAGATCAAAGTTGGAGGCAGAATCAAATATAGAAGAGATTGAGGAAATTACAGATATACAAACACAATCAAGAGAGAAACCTGCATACATTACATATATTCATTATAAAACAATTATACATATTATAGATACATTATCTCGTGCATTGAGAGTTTCTCTCGACGATAAGACACAGAATGATTTTATTGCAAATTTAGTTCATCAATTAATGGGTAAAATATATACCAGAGATCAGTTTATCAAGATTTATGAGAAAAAAGGAAAAACGTATGATACAGAAGAATATATGAAATATGTAAATAAAAATCTTTTATTTTACACAATCGTTACATTTATTACTGCTTTACAAACAAATGTGCCTATTATAAAAGTCAATGGTAAAAATTATACAATGAATGAATATCCATTACAACCAGATGGTGGTAAAGAAACATTCCAATATATTGTTCGTATTTTATTGAGTTTAAAAACACTACAAGGTAGTCCATGGAATACAATCTTCAATAAATCGAAATCAATGAAGGTAGATAAAGTAATTGAGAACTTGGAATTAGTGCGTGGCCAGGTTATTTCACAGGATTTGGTTGAACACAGAAAAAATATGAAGACAATCGATTTGGAGAAATCTGTTGAGGAAGGGAATGATGAATACAATATTAGTAGATGGACGCAATTTCTGCCACCATTATTTGATATACATATGAGACATGAAATTGAAGATGTAAATGCTGAATTCAAATCAAGATTATCGCAAAAAATACATAGCGGAGATGGCAGTCAATATGACGAAATCAATGTTCTGAGAGGAAAGATTATACTCTTCTCTCTTGGTATTGTAGTTTCTATTCAACAAGTAATTTCTAGAGAAACGTTATTATTGGAGAGTACTTCTGGAAAATATTACTTAGAAAATGCTTGTTGTGTATCGAGCAAAGAAGGTAATACTGTCATTGGATACTTTTCAAATGAAAACAAAAATATCGAAAGATATATTGGCAATGCGATATCCGATGGAAATATACTGGCGGATATACGAGCAATGACAATGTCACCTGCTCTCTTCTGTAGAAAGAATTCGAAAGATAAATATCCTGCGATTAATATGCAATTCAATGAGCAAACAATTTATATGGCATTTATCATGTATTGTCATTTTCAATCATTAAAACCAATGAATGATAAACTGAAAGTATTATGTCATTGTAAACAAAAACCGGTTGCATTTGATATTAATGATACAATTCGTCAAAAAATAGAAAAGATTAAATCAAGTGGAAAGAATTATCAAAATGAAGATTTATTGGGTCTATTAAAGTATATTGGTGAGAACAATATTGTTCATTTATATATTGATTCTGAACGAGTTATGAACCCATTTGAAAATATGAAACGTATATTGAACGGAACCGTTCGAGAAGAATATGAGAGAATAGAAGTAGAGTGGAGCGAGGATCCAACTCATGAGAGTGAACATATTACCCATGATGGGCTTCCTCCAATATTAGATAAGATAAGCACATGGTTGGATAAAATAGATATATCTAATGCATATCATCAAATTAGCAATTCAGATAGAAGTGCATTCATTGATGAAATAATTACGGCGAATACTGGATTAAAGAATAAAATCTTTGGTAAATTACCAAAAAGAGAGAAATCTGTTGTTCAAGAAAGATTCAATAACTTATTTTCTACTGTAGGTCAAACAGTCTATAATACAGCGGTATTTATAAAACATTATATTTATTTCATATCCAGTGTTTTTCCAAAGATGCTTATCGACTATAAGTTTGACAAACAGTCATCGAATATTTTTTCGAATATTTTACCGAAATATTTAAAATTGTCACCTGTAGATAGTAATCAAATATTAAAAATAACAGAACGACATTATGAAGCATTGACCAAATTTTACAATAAATATGAAACAGATATATTTATTATTCAACAGAATGAAGGTGAATGCGGTTCATGGTTCTGTAATATGTTACATAAAGTGAAAGAGAGAACGTCTCCTATTATTACATTAATGAATAATACTCCGTTATTATCAAATATTCACGACGGTAAAGAAAAGGTCATGCCTCTATTAGAAGAGAAAACTGTTCTCTCTTTGTTAGAGAATTATTTATTGAATATATTATATACGTATCAAGAATTATTCAGAGAAACATTCCAAGAGGATGATAATTTGATTAATGAACTCATTAAGACATATATTACCATGATGATCGAGCATAAAATTACTATTGCATATACATATCAATCAGTCGTCGATATTGAATTCAAATCACAAGAAATAGAAAAATATTTGATGACTGATAGATTAAAGGATTTATTAGCATCAGAGAGAAAGGTAGATACTTTATTGAAAAAGCATAAATTGGGCGCATGGGGCGTTGGATTAAAGAAGGAGTTCTTCAAGTATTCAGCGCATTTAGACAAAAACGAAGAACAGTTTGTAAATGAGTTGAAAAAGGTAGAAGAACAATTGAGAAAAGAACATAAATTACATGGTATACAAGATACAATTACGATGGAAATGTTATTGGATATGTTAGAAGAGACAATGGTCGAAGAGATCCAGTCAAAAATACTGATTGACAAAGACAAAAGAGTTACAAAGGGACCAGTACAAGCGGAAACAGAAGATGGTGATGGTTTTGGCGATGAAGACGAAGATATGATGGATGATGATTACGAAGAAGATAGTGATGATGACGACCATTTCGGTTATAATAGAGATTAATACAGAAATAGTTAATAGTTAATAGTTAGTTGTGTTGTATAATTTTAATAATTTTATTAGTATAAAATAAACAATGATCCAATATTTCGTTAAACAAAACCAAATATTAGTAAGTATTATATTATTTTTACTCTTCTTTTTCTTGATTCAATATGATAAACCATCATATTTATATAATACGGATGGAAGTCTACGTAAGTTTGGAGTAGGTTATAAAAATAAGACGATCCTTCCAATCTGGTTGTTAGCTTTGTTGTTGGGAATATTATGTTATATTTTCATTAAATACTATATTACTTATTTATAGAATAGAATAGAATAGAATAGAATGGTATTATAGGATAGACATAAAATAGATACTCAGAGAAAAACAAACAATTGCAGTATAAAAATACCAAAAGCATTTACCGATGGCATATTTTCGGAGAACGATTGCTTTCAATTGGTCTCTGATTCCACCAACAGCTTCCAAGTTTGTTTCACCTGCAAGTGTAAATAAATATTTGAATAATGTGTCCCATTGACAATCAAAATTGCTGGGCGTTAATTGATTAATGATGAGTGTCTTATTATTTTTAATTTCACTATATAATATTTGTGCTGCAACGAGATCAGCATTTTTGGGTCCATCAATGTTATGGATATTGATTGCATTTAATTTAGATAATATATCGGTTGCTTGTCTAGAAACCCAAAAATATCCAACAACATTAGAAAAGATAGAGTTTAATTCTTGTGCAAAATCGAGTCCAATACTTTTACCAATTGTGCTATCATTAATAGTGAACATTGGTAAAAATAATACAGTCCATGTAGTAAAAACGGCAATAGCAGAATTAGTAAATGCATAAGATGGAGGCATATCAGAGAGATAAGAAAGAGCTCCCCATAAAAACTCGCAAATGACAATTATTAACCAAAAAACATAATTTAGTGGATTAGTTGTAGTAGGATTGTCATTTTCATTCACATACATATATACAATATATGCTATGATTGCTATAAAAAACATAAAACTAAAAAATCCATCAGTATTCGAATTAGTTTCTGTATCAGCCATTCTTATTAGATATAAGGATAAATTAATTTGATATTATAACATATTAGATTAATGAGTTCAAAACCAAGTTTAACTGAACCTGGAATGAAATATTTCATAAATGAGACATTAAAGCAGTGTCATGTATTCAAGCAAAATTATAATAATACAGTAATGAATATTTCTTTGGGTGTATTTTTTCTCAGCTGTATTGCTCTGTTTTTATTTATAAAATATAGAGGTAAATTAACTCCCAAAGAACGAAAGGCAAAAGATAGAGAGAAACAGTATTATATATTATCAAAAATTAAAAATTATCATGATTCTAAACAACGATATTCAGAATCATTAATTACAGGATTGCCTGAATGGCGTAATGAATATGACGAGATTGCTGTAAACCGTGTAAATTATAAATAAATAATCAGTATAATTATTATGGAAGAAGAAAAATATGAATCCGCCATTGACCCTGGATTTGATATAGAAGGAGTAAAAGATATAGAAAAAATATATAAAGAAGATGACAAGGTAAAAGATGCGATTCGCAAGTATTATGCAGATAAATATGAATATGAAGAGAAAATCCAACAAATCAAAGAGAATATATTGAAAAATATTCATATCAAACAAATGTTGCCCAAATGTTTATTCTGTAATCGATCAGTTGGGATGATATTTTCTACAGAAATAAGTAAAAATGGTAGTAAAATATTGAGTGCTGTATGTGGCGATACATTGAATCCATGCAAAGAAAAGATTCGAATATCTACTGGTAAGATGACTTCTTTTATGAATAAAATAAGAGAATATGAAGACATGTTGAATAAATTGAAGATAAAGGTCATCCTATTTAAAAATGATCTACTATTTGGTTATATAACAGAGGCAAATATAAAATCCAAATTCGAAGACTTGAAGTTTAGAATAGATAAATGTTCGTTAGAACTGCAAATTATTAAAGAATTGTATTTAAAGAACGTTGACAACTACGAGAATTATGAAGAATTATGTAAACTTGAACAACAGAGTTATGGTTATATTGAAGAAATAAAGACAAGAATACACAACTATAAAGTAGATACTGCACCATCTTCTGACAAAATGGAGGATATAGATGAACTTATGGATACATATACGCGATCATTTATTCCATTATTGAAGACTTTGATGAAATTAAAATATAGTATTAATGAGGTCGATTATTATCCCGATGATGAAGAGTTTAGATTAATACAGATCAAACAGCAATATGATATAAGTGAAAATGAATATTCTGAATTACCAATTGAGATTATGGGAAGTATCAGTATTCTGAGAAAACCTGTCAAATCGAAGAAACCGAAAACTACAACTGAAATTACTCATACTAAAACATTGAAGAAACCAAAACAAACAAAAGCTAAGACAAAAACTTTTGTAAAACCAATTTTAGAGAATGATGAAAATGAAGGCGAAGGAATGGATGAATTAAGAGAATTTATTCCAACTGTTCCAGAAGAGGAACCTGAACCTACCTTTGAAAAAGGTGAGCAAATGCAAATGGGTATAGAAGGAGTAGAAGAAGAAAAAGGAGGAGAAGAAGAAAAAGGCGCAGAAATGGGTATAGAAGAAGAGATCATTAATCCATCTTCTATAATGAGACACGAGATCAAACAGAAAATAATACATTCAAATATCGATGAAGATGAATTAAAACTAGTTTTTGATATTCCTCAAATTGTAGAGAGAGAACACATGTTCAATGAAAGAATCATATTTAGATGTAGTTCAAATTCATTGACAGCGCCACCAGGTGAAGGCGAAGGCGAAGAAATACCAGAAGATGATAAGGCCAAGTTCAAAGAGTTAAGTAAAATAAAAGATTGGCGTAAAAAAATCGCCAATTTTTGGACAGGTGCCGGCGATTGGTCTGCAGAATTTACATTAGATGGTAAGAGATGGAAGAGTGTTGAACATTATTATCAAGCATCCAAGTTCAAATATGGTCACCCAGAGTTTTATGATAAGTTCTCTCTAGATTATGAAGGAGAATCTGTAGAAGGACATCCTGAATTAGTTATTTCTCAGAAACCTTCTTTGGCAAAACATGCTGGAACAGATGGATTTTATGAAGGAATTAGAATACGTCCAGAAGGAGTTGAGATTGATGATGATTTTTTAATACCGACAGATCGAACTATAGACAAAGAAGAAGAAATGAAATATAGACAGAACTATGAACTATTTGCCGCACAAAAGGCAAAGTTTACCACAAATGGTAAGATGCGAACATTGTTATTGGCAACCAAAGATGCCAAATTGACTCATTCGTATAAAGCAGTTGACACGAACCTGCGTATTATTGAACCATTTTATTATTTAATCTATATTCGACATTTACTACAAAAGGCAAATATATAATAATATATTTTAATATAGTATGTTAAAATATATCTCTCTCAAAGTATTTGCCATTAGTTTCATTGTAGGACTTTTCTTTGTTTATATGTTTGGACCAGAGATGAAGACAATATACGTTTATCCAACTCCACAAAATATAGGTAAAATACAATACAAAGATTCGGCAGGTAACTGTTTCGCATATGAAGCGAAAACGGTTAATTGTCCGACAAATGTAGATGATATTGCTGTGATCCCTGTTCAGCGATAAATTTATATTTTTTTTAAAAAATTGAATTACTTTATCAAAATATATTTTTCATTACTCAAAGCAATTTAAAGAAACTCAAATGGAACAAAATCATTTGACAACCGAAATAATATCCTTCTTTCAAACCATCTTTCAAAATATCGATGAGTTCGAGAAAGAATTGGTGAAATTAAAAAGACAGAATGAGGATATAACTGAATTATTGGCGGATTTTGATGGTTCAATTGAATCTATTATCTTCTGTGATACATTCTGGGACAATCTTATATTACAAATTATAAGACGTCGTTATTTCTTTATAAAAATACGAAGTTATGATTTCACCCTCATTGAAAAAACGAATGAAGTTATACAAACATTTCTTCCACCTCAAATATATTTTACTTTTCTGCATGTGGAATTTAATATTATTGAATATATTATTCATTATTGGAATGAACGATTGAAAGAACCTGTTAAATTATGGGTTCAAACAGAATATGGAATATGCCCGAAATAAATATTGAATATTATATTAATTAAAGCAAAAAATTGGTTATTTTAAGTTTTTTTATTTTTTCACACATTTTTGAAAAAATTGAAATACTTTACACAGAAATAATTGTATTTATTCAAACAAAAACAACGCAAAAAATGCCAAAATTCTTGAACAAGGAAAAAATATTTACTTCTATCAGACAAAATGAGAAAATGAAAAAAGCGAAACAAGCATTCAGAGAAGAAGGGTTGCGCATTGCTTATGAGAAACGATTCATGCCATGCGAGTTTCGTGATCCAACAATGTTTCGAAGCATTCTTATTATGAAAGGTAATACAGAGGTTGCACATTTCGATCTTTCAGGCGAATGTGTAAATGGTGAAATAGATTGCTTATCAAAAACAGGAGAATCAGAGAACGCAAGCACAGTTAGTATGTCAATTGGAATTGACGATGATGAGTTTCCGCAACTAAAAGGGATTCAGTTGTCGAGAATCATGATGTGGAGTGCGATAACAAAGTTGATGGAAGAATGTGTTGATATGACACAAGATGTCTACATTGATGTTGACGCAAGTGCAGGATTTTGGTCAACAATCGGCATGGAAATCAATGACAATGAGAGAGGACCGATCGGGACAAAGGGACGAGGATACGAAAAGAAGATTAGTTTGAATAGAATTGAAAAATGGTGCACAGGATTATAAGATGGTTCTTTGTATTGGATGTTTTGTAATTAAAAATTGTTTTTTTTATTGAAATAATAATAATAAGTATATATCTTAATGAAGATAAATATTTCCAAGTTTATCAATTCTAAAAGCGGTATATATATTACTTCTATATTGCTAGGTCTAGGACTCGCTGCTATTTTTAGAACAGTTTGTAAAGGTGATAACTGTATCATCTTCTATGCACCTCCAATTGAAGACATAGAAAATAAAATATTCAAACAAGATGGGAAGTGTTATTCTTATCAAATGGTTTCTACAAATTGTAATGCAAACAAAAAAGATGTTCTTGTGAAACCAAAATATGAAGGTATTATATGAGATGATGCGTCATAATTATATTTATAATTAGTTATTATAAATATAATGAACACTACTAGCATTATGGACTTACCAAGTGACATGAATATGTCATCCGTTCAGCAACAGCAATCCAATATTACCTTTAATGTAAATGATATTCCACCACAATCAATTGATACAAAATTGCTTTCTAATAATGTTTCTTTAGATCAAAATACAATTGATCAAATAGTATCTGGACTACAACAAGCGAGCTCAACCGGCGCTACTCAATTACAGTCACGTGATATACCTATTAACAAGGTTCAGTTTATGGATGAACAAGTACAACAAGAATATATTCCTTCTGCGAATGTGAAAAATGAATTTATCGAAGAAGAGGATGAAGAAGAAGAAAATACCACCATATTAAATAATTATAGTAAACGACTTGGTGCATTTACTAGAATGGAAAATATATATTCTGATTTACAAATACCAGTTCTTCTCTCTATTCTATATTTTATTTTTCAGTTACCCTTTTTCAAATCAATATTGTTCAAATATATTCCTTCTTTATTCTTTGGTGACGGCAATATTAATATTTATGGTCAACTATTTATGAGTCTTTTGTACGGAATATTATATTATATTTGTTCTATATTGTTAGCTTTCTAATGAGTTTACTTTAATCCCACCAACCCTTTTTCTTTGTTTTAGGGCGTTTCTTACGTATTATTTTTGTTCTCGTGCTTGATTTTTGCGATGATGATCTTTGAGATGATGGTCTTGATGATAATGATGTTGGCGTTGACGACCATGTTGGCGATGATTTTATTGAGGAGGATTTCATTGATGATGACCTTATTGATAATGGTCTTGTTGAAGACTTTGGTGATGATGATTTTACAGATAATGACATTGGTGATGAAGACTTTGATAAGGATGATTTTGTTGATGATGATGATGATTTTGATAATGATTTCACAGATGATGATTTTGTTGAAGATGATTTTGATATTGGTGTATTAGTATTTATATCTGCTTTTAAATCAGCAGGTCTATATCTCATAAAATGCTTCTCATATTCTTCTGTGCCCTTCTTCCCTTTTAATTCAATAAATTTACGTGCTTTATGTGCACGCATTTCTTCTAATGTTTCTTGATGACCATAACATTCTACACTAAATCGACGTAATAAACCCTTCTGTTGTAATCGATTATGTTGCTGAACCTTGAAAAGATATTGAGACATACATAATATTCGATTTATATCATAATATTTCTTATTTGCGTATAAAAAAGCCAAGTAAAAACTCAACATAGTATCGATCGTCGCTATTTTTACTTTTTCACCATCTATATTAATTATATTATAACTATGACATGCTGAAGGTTGATATACAAATGCAACAGTTTCGTTATTTATTTTAATTTCATAATGTTCTGCAATAATTTCTCCGATGGATGATCTTTCAATCAGAGAAACATTATCTATTCCTATTTTCTCTAATGCTTTCTTAACCTTTTCAGCAGTTTTCTTTGGAGTCACTGATAATACATCGAAATCTGGATATTTCTTGAACTTATGTTTCAGTTTTGATGGCATATACGCAGAATATAATGAAATTGCATACCCACCAAAGAAGACAACTTGATCTTTTATAAAAGTTTCTCTGATTGTATCATAAATTTCATCCACATTATTATCAGTAGTATCCATCTTTCTCTGAAAATCCTTTTTCCAACAATTATCTGCTTGTAATGGATAGTTTTTATTTAATAATGTAATCCGCTTCAAAACCTTCTCCCATCGACTCACGTCACCGGCCGGTCTCGATAATTCTAAATACATTGCCATTCTCAAATAATTTGGTGGAGCATATAATATTCCATCTTTTTTGATTGCTTCTCTCTTTATCGCACTGAAAATATCTTTGTGTATATATGTAATATCAGCAACTGGTATAAAATTAACAAAAACCTTATATGTTCCTTCATGAACACCATTTTTCGCTTCGACTTCAGTAAACCCTTTTTTTACATATATATCTGCCAATTTTTTTGCATCCTCTTTTGCATTTGGAGAGAAAAAATCATAATCTGGTATTTCTACATCTTTACTATAAAACTGATCTTCTAATGGCAATATCGAGTTAATAGCAGTTCCACCATATGCCACCAATTTAGTATCCTTTAAATATTGTTCAATAATAGAAATAATTTTTTTCACTTCTGGTGAATTTACAATAGCATGTCCTTCTTTTTCTTCTGCTTTATCAACAGCAATTCTTAAGATTGCTAATTCACACTCATCTAATGATATTCCTTTTTCGCATTTATATACTTCTTCTTCTTTTCCCATATATATACACAATAATATTTGTGATATATGATTTTTATATGATTATGAAATATTAATATTCATAATCATCCAATCTTATATGTTCCATGGTCCAAATCCTCTGCCTTCAAACTCTTGTGGTTTAAAACTATAATTTGTTGGATTATCTGCTGGAATATCGATAGTGACAGGAATATATCTTAAATTAGCTGGTTTCAGTATAAAAGCATATCCTGCTGTGATAAACAAGTCCATATCATTCTTCATATTTTCATCCGCATTCGAAAAATTAATAGCATTGACCTGAACACCTAACTGAAGAGACGCATTTGGATTCGGGTTTGTCGTAGAAACACCTACATCAGGTGTAACAATTGACATACTTACTTTATTAAATTCTAATAATTCAGACTGATCTGGTGAAAATCTCATCTCATGATTTGATAGTAAACGACAATGAACAGAATTTGTTGTTATATTTACATACTCCATTAATTTCTTAGAATCTAATATAGCACTATTCGAACGATCAACCATGACAATGATTTTCTTTTTAAATATATACAATGGCAATTGTGACAAATTTCTTGGAGTACAATTATTTTCATTACAAATTTGATATTCGTGACTATACATTGGATCTAACATATAAAACTCATTTTCAAGAAAAATTTGTGCAATATTATCCATCATTGTATGATTCGTGCTTTTAATTCGTAAATGAAGAAATATTGGATCATCTGGATTTGGCGCAGATATATTATTAAATGCGTTTGTTATAATTGTTTTAAATGCATCTTGAAATGTAACAGAGTTATAAGATTCTTTGATAAAAAAATTACTAGGGATAGAAGAGGTTGCTATAACAGGTTGATCATTAATATTGTATATCTCAAAATCAATAAATCTGACACCTTGACTAATTATGTATTTTAGTGCATTTAAATTCATATAATTATTTGTATTTCTTCCACTAATATTACATGAGTTATATGAACCATATATATAATAATCATTAATATGATATGATCCATCATTTCCATTTCCAGAAGAATCTACATATATAATATTACCACAAGCATCATATTTGATTGGATCAGGATAATACAGACTATGAAAATTCGGGTTGACTGTAAATGAGTTCATATATGATGTATTCTTTCCATTTGCAATAGAAATCGAAACAACTATAATAATAATAATAATAAATAATGCGGCTAATCCACCTATAATTGGCGATGTATTTTTGCCTTGTATGACATTATTGTATGCTGCTGTTGCTGCTGAACCATATTTGGATAATTGTTGAGACATTCCTGCGCCAGTACTAGTAGACATATTATACTAATGATGGAAAATTATATTATAATTTCTACAAGTTAAATATATTATAATACTTATAATACTTATAATATGCCAGGCGGTTTAATGCAATTGGTTTCAGAAGGACAGCAAAATATTATGTTGAATGGAAACCCGTCTAAAACATTTTTCAAATCGACCTATGCCAAGTATACTAACTTCGGTTTACAGAAGTTTCGTGTAGATTTTGATGGATCTCGAACATTGAGATTGAGCGAAGAATCCACATTTACATTTAAAATACCGAGATATGCTGACTTATTAATGGACTGTTATCTCTCTGTAGAACTTCCATCTATTTGGAGTCCAATTATTCCGCCGTCAAATGAAACTGGACAACAATGGGTTCCATATGAATTTCGTTGGATTGAGTTTATTGGAGCACAAATGATTTCTAAAATAACTATCACTTGTGGTAATCAAACCCTTCAAGAATTTTCTGGTGCTTATTTATTAAATTCTGTTTTGAGAGATTTTTCTGCTGACAAGAAGGAATTATTCAATCAAATGATCGGACACGTCCCTGAAATTTATGATCCTGCTACTTCTGGAACTCGTGTGAATTCATATCCTAACTCTTATTATACCACAAGCGCTGGTGGCGCTGAACCCAGTATACGCGGAACTACATTATATATTCCATTGAATGCATGGTTTAATTTGAAAACTCAAATGGCATTTCCTCTTATCTCTCTTCAGTATAATGAACTACATATTAATGTAACAATGCGACCAATTCAACAACTATTTCAAATCAGAGACGTCCACGATACTGCGAATAACTTCCCCTATGTGGCACCAAACTTTAATTTATATTATATGCAATTTTATCGCTTCTTACAGACTCCACCTGACATTGAACTAGGTTTGAATTCTTACTTGGATACGAGAACTTTATGGAATGCAGATATTCATTTAATTTGTACCTATGGTTTTCTCTCTAATGAAGAATCTCGACTCTTTGCTCTTCAAGAACAGAAGTATTTATTTAAACAAGTGAATGAACAATTATTCTATAATGTTACTGGTTCGAATCGTATCTCTCTGGATTCTATTGGTATGATCTCCAATTGGATGTTCTACTTTCAGAGAAGTGACGCCAATTTACGTAATGAATGGAGTAATTATACTAACTGGGCATATCGTTATTTACCACAAGATTTGATACAAGCATCAACTAACGGTGGATGGGCAGTTACACGATCAAATACTACAATAGATATAGGACCTGGTGTAAATACTGATGGATACTTGACGGGTTGGATGATTACTGGTAATTATAATTTTGAAAATGTAAAGAATATACTTGTTGGATTAGGTATATTGTTAGATGGGATCTATAGAGAGAATGTACAACCAGCAGGGGTATTCAACTATATAGAAAAATATACTCGCACAAGTGGTTCTGGAATAGATGGACTATATGTTTATAACTTCTGTATGAATTCATCAAATTTGACTTTACAACCGAGTGGTGCAATGAATATGAGTCGTTTTTCGAACATTGAACTGGAAATGATAACCATTACTCCACCAATTGACCCGAATGCTCAATCGCTAGCTATTCGCGATCCA